CCTGGAGGAGTTCAGATAAATGGTCGGCAGTATTTAGAAGAAGCAAACGCAGAGATTGATAAAATCGAAGAAGAGATGCAACTAAAATACGAAGCTATGCCAGAATTCTATGTAGGATAAAGACATGGCAACTAATGTATATTTTAGTCCTAAGGTAAAAACTGAACAAAACCTATATGAGGATATTGTTATTGAGTCGCTTAAGATGTATGGGCAAGATGTCATATACATTCCTAGGCAGCTAATTAATCGCGATGAACTCTTAAATGAAGACTATTCTAAATTTACCGATGCGTACACTATTGAAATGTACATTGAAACTTCTGAAGGCTTTGCAGGTGAAGGAGACTTACTTGGAAAGTTTGGAGTTGAAATACGAGACCAAGCAACATTTGTAGTAGCACGTAAACGTTGGGAAAACTTAGTAGGGTTTTACAATAACTCAATTAATGACACAAGACCAAGTGAAGGTGACTTAGTATACTTACCATTATCAAGATCTTTATTTGAAATACGTTTTGTAGAACATGAACAGCCATTTTACCAATTAAATAACCTGCCAACATATAAATTGGAATGTGAGTTATTTGAGTACTCTAATGAGGAACTTGAAACTGGTATACGTGAGGTTGATGAGTTACAAGAACGTTATTCATATCAGCAAGTATTTACAGTTAATAATGGATCGGGTCATTTTACTCCTGGTGAAACAATTAGACAAAACACTGGTGAAGTTGATCAGCTAGGTGCACCAATATATGTAACTGCCGAAGTTGTAAACTTCAGTGTTTTAGTTGGTGTTGGTACTCTTACAGTTATTAATGAAGTTGGTAGTGATGGAACTGCAAGAAAGTTTAAAGTTAGTAGTTTAGTTGCTGATATTATTACTGGCTTAGATAGTGGTGCAACTTGGTATGTACAGGTAGATGCACCTGAACTAGCTATGTCTGGTGATCCATATGCACAAAACCAAGACTTTGAAACACTTGGTGATAATATAATTGACTTTACAGAGTCCAATCCATTCGGAGAAATTACATAATGTTCGGAACTTATTTCTACCATGCTGCTATCAGGCGAACAATAGCTGTATTTGGTACCTTATTTAATAATATTGAAGTCCATAAAGATGATGCAAGTGGAAACGTTTTGCAAACTATCAAAGTGCCTTTAGCTTATGGACCTAGGTCTAAGTTTTTGGCTAGAGTACAAGATCAAAGTAATTTAAGTGATGCAAAGTTAGCAATTAAGTTACCGAGAATGTCTTTTGAAATCACTTCAATGACATATGATACTACACAAACAGTTAATAAAACAAATGAAATTAGAGTTGGCTCTATTACAAATAACACTCGTAATTCTGTAAGAACACCTACTCCATATCGTCTTGGTATTCAATTAAATATCATGACAAAAAACCAAGATGAAGCTTTACAGATTTTAGAACAAATTCTACCAACATTTAAACCAGATTATACAGTGACTATTAATGAGGTTCCTGCAATTGGTATTAAGTCAGATATACCTATTGTTCTTACTGGTGTAACAATGAATGATGATTATGAAGGTGACTTTATAACTAGACGAGCTATCGTGTATTCATTAGAGTTTGAAACAAGAGTTAATTTCTATGAAGCAGTTCAGAACAAGAAAACAATACGTAAAGTAACAAATGACTTCTTTAATTTTGATGCACAAAATAATGCATTGTTAGAACGTCAAACCGTTACTACCAATCCTACAAATGCAAATGTGACTGATTCATATACTTATGATGTATTATATCCATTCCCAGCTGTTGCAGACAGTATTAGAGTTGTATTAACTAATGTTGTTGGCAATTTTATTGTAGGTGAAACCGTTGCGGCTACTACTTCTGGATCTACTGGTGTAGTTAAATCATGGGATAGTACTGGTAATATACTAGTTATATCTAATCCTACAGCATACTTTGTCATACCTGAAAGAGTAACTGGTGCGTCATCAGGTGCTCTAGGCGATGTACAAAGTTCAACTAATGTGTATGTATAATGACAAAAGATATTGAAGAAGATTATGACTTTGCTAGGTCACAATATTACAATCTAGCAGAAAAAGGTAATGAAGCGATCGATTTAATGATGGACTTAGCCCGTGAATCTGAACATCCACGCGCTTTTGAGGTTTTATCAACTGCAATTAAGCAAAATGCTGAAGTTGCAGATAAATTGATGAAGCTGCATAAAGAACGCAAAGAGGTAGAAACACCTACTGCAGCTCTTCCAAATAGTATGACACAGAATAATCTCTATGTAGGTTCAGCAACTGACCTGCAAAAGATGTTAATTCAAAAAGCGAAAGAAAAAGAGACAGTAATTGAATCAGATACGTATAAAGAATAGCGAACTCGGATATCTAGGTAACCCTAATATCAAAAGAGACGGTGTTGAACAAGGCTGGTCTTCTGAAGAAATACGTGAATACGCTTTATGTATGAAAGATCCAGTATACTTTGCAAAGAAGTATCTTAAGGTTATATCCCTTGATCAAGGGCTAGTTGATTTTGATCTTTATGATTATCAAGAAAAAATGTTTACACATTTTAATGATAATAGATTCTCTATTGTATTAGCGTGTAGACAATCAGGTAAATCAATATCATCTGTCGGATACCTTGTATGGTATGCGATATTTCATCCAGAAAAAACTATTGCTGTCTTAGCTAACAAAGGTGCAACTGCACGAGAAATGTTAGCCAGAGTCACGCTTATGTTAGAGAATATTCCATTCTTTCTTCAGCCAGGTTGTAAAGCTGTAAATAAAGGGTCCCTTGAATTTAGTAACAATTCTAGGATTATTGCAGCAGCTACAAGTGGTAGTTCTATTCGTGGTTTATCTGTTAACTTATTGTTCCTTGATGAGTTTGCTTTTGTTGAAAACGCTACTGAGTTTTACACATCTACCTATC